GCCGACGAGGACGGCAACGCTGTTGAGATGCTGCACGCCATCGAGCACCGGGGCCTTGGGCTGCTGCGCGATCGACTTAAACGCCTCATCCTGCGCCGCGTCGGCCTTGTCCTGGGCCCGGCGGATGCGCTCCATCGCCTTGTCGATGTCGCCGGATCCGGAGTTCAGCTGGCGGATCGCCTCTGCGAGGTTTGCGCTGGTTTTTGCGTACCGCTCTTGGTAGCCCCGCTGGATGTCGCTTACCTGCCCTTGCCAGTAAGTGTCAGCGGCTGTCCCGCCACCGACAGGCAGCGCGCCACCGTGCGCCGCGTCCCACGGACCCTGCCCGTACATGCGGAACATCAACTTGGCGACGGCTTTCTGATACTCGGGCGGGGCCGACATCGTCGTCGGGAAGCGCGTGATATCGATGCCGAGTTTCGGCGCGATCTCGTGCCAGTTTGTATCGGTGATCTGCGGGATGCCGCTCGCGGTCACGCCGGGCCGATATTTTTCGTTCGGGACGTTTTTGCCCCCGCTTTCGCCGGGCAACATGCGCGCCCAGAACGCATCAAAGGCGGGGTCAGGCTGCTGCAGGATCCCAGTGACTGCTGATGGCACGTCGGTCGGCGGAGCACCGGCGGACGGAGCCGGTGCGCTCCCGCCGGGCTGCGGCGCGGCGGCGGGCGGAGCCGCCGTCGAACCCATTTTCAGCGGCGTGGTGCCGATCGCATCTCCTTTGTAGAGCGCGAGGCTCTTGAGCGCCTCTTTCAGCCGCTCGGGCTCGACGATCACCGTCTGGTTCTGTGACCCCCGCGTTACGCTGACGCTATTGAAATCCGGTACGCCCGGGGGCGTGACGAAATTCTTGCCGGGGTCAAGCTGCGTCGACGGATCGGTGCCGGCCATCTTACGCCGCAGTCGTGCTGGTGCCCGTGCCGCCCGCCAGCGCCGCCGCGAGCCGCGCGATGGCCTGCTGCTGCGCCACATCCTGCGCGTAGCGCTGCGTCATAATGTTCTGCAGCAGCGGGTCGGCCCGCGCCATCATGCCGGTCCCGATGTTGGTGATGTCCTCCAGCATCTTGAGTTGCTGGGTGGCGCGGTTTGCCTGTACGCCCGCCAGCATGTCGGCCTCCTGGCTCGAACCGGTGAGGCCCATCTGGGCAAAGCGGCTGCGCACCGACGCCTCGCCGGCCCGCGTCGCCGCATCCAACGCAGACGCCGCGCCAGGCGGCAGGTTGCCGGTGATCAAGGACTGCGCCAGCGGCGTCCCCATGGCGTTATAGGTCTTTGCTTGGTTCTGGATGTCCGACAGCCCGGGGATGGTGTTGCCTCGTAGCAGCGGGATCGCCGCTGCACCGCCGGTGATCAGCGTCGACGGCTTGGTCAGGTCGCTGATGAACGATCCCGGTTCACCCGCCAACCCCCGCGACAAGAAGCTGGCGCTGCCAGTGCCGCCAGCGCCGGTCGCGGTCGCCGCCGCCAACGCCGGGTCACCCGGGTTCATCGCCGACAGCGCCGCAAGGTTGGATGCCGAGATATTCGGGGCCAGCGGCGCGCCGCCCTGAGCCAGATCGGCGATTGCCGCCGGGTTGGTGCCGCCGCCAAATATCCGCGAGAGAAAGTTGCCTCCGGTGGCGGTTGCGTCCGGCGCACCCGCTGCCGGGATCGGCTGATTAAAGTAGCTGGCGACATCCCCCGCGCCGCCAAACAGGCTCGACGGCGCGCCGCTCGAGACCGGCCCCGCCACACCGAGCGGACCCGTATTGCCGGTCGGGCCGATGGGCGCACCGCCACCGCCGACGGCACCTGACAGATTGGCCCCCGATACCCCGCCCGTCGTCGTCGCCATGCCACCGACATCGCCGCCGAGGGTCGCACCGCCACCGCCGACGCCGACAGTCGGAGCCGTCGTGAGCGCGGTCGAGGGCGCTGCCGACGCGAGGTTCGCGACAGGTGCGGCAGCCGCGGTGCCGCTCGCCGCGCTTGCCGTGTCCGCCGCCGCTGTCGGCGCGCCGCTGAAAAACCCGGTGATCGAGGAGGCCGGCGCACCAAAGAAGTCGCCACCAGCTGCGAGATTGCCCGCGCCGGCGAGTGCGCCCGAGATGCCGCCCGAGATCGCGCCTTCCTCGAGCGACGCACCGAACGGCTTGCCGCTTGCGACGTCGCCGATCGTGGTGCCCGCGCCCGCGCCCAGCCCTGACGCCAGAAACAACGGGATGCCGATCTCGGGACCGCCCAAAATACTCAGCGCCGTGCCGCCGAGACCGCCAAGGATACCGCCGAGTTGCCCGCCCTGACACATAGGCCGAAGTCAGCGAGCGCGACCCCCGAGCGTCTATTCCCCGAACTTACCGGAACTGTGCGAAATAGCGCGAGCGGCTCAGCGCAGCACTTTGATGTAGCCGTAGACCGGGATGTCGCAGCCGAACTTTGCGGCAACCGCGTCGAGCTTGACCCCGGTCGACGTGCCGAACTGGTAGGTCACTGCGCCGATCTCCTCGGCCCAGCGCAGCCCGGCGCGGTAGATCGCGTCGCGCTCGTCGTCCGTCGCGAGGTCGCGCTTCTTGACGACAAAGACGTCGTACACGGCGAGTTCGGGCTCCCACGGGGTGCGCTCGGCGACAAACAGCCCGCAGGCCGATTCGGTGCGGACGAAGTACATCTGCCCGCCCTGACAGGCGAGGTTGAGCGTGCCCCAGATCGACTGCGCGGTGCAGCGCGGGAAGCGTTTCTGGAACCGGGGCAGGCCCCACGCGATGAGCCCGTCGATCTCCGCCGGGACGACCCGGCGCACGGCGGTGCGGGCGTAGTCGGGTTTGATCGGCTGGCGATACGGCTCGATCGTCACCGGCTCAAGGCCGGCATGCATCGGATTGTCGGTCATCTCGGGATGCTCCAGCTTGGGTTTCGGGAGACGCGGCTGCTCGCCCATCTTCGGGATGGCGCGCGGATCGGCGCGGGCGAGCGGCTCATCCGGCGTCGGATCCCTGCCTGGCACCCGCCGGCCCGAGTCAAACCGCGAGGGGCGCTTTCGGGTGTACGCACTCAGGTCGATGAGCGGCTTGGTGTCGTCGTCGACTTCGTCGGTCATCGTCGCACCAGAGGTAATCGCTGCCGTAGCTCGTCTTGCGTGATGCGCGGCGGTGGCGGCGTTTTGCCTATTTCGAAGAGCCGCGTGTGATGGTTGTCGCTGACGATGTCCACGATCTGGTAGCGGCGGAGCAGACGCAAAACCAATTTATCCGCCGGAATGCCCTTGGCGCGCCTAAACGGAGGACCGCGCGGCGGATGCGGTAAGCGTCGAGCATCGGATAGGTCATATCCCTAGTCCCGCTTCGACCCCGAGCAGTTTGTTCGCACGAACGATATCCGACTCGATAGCCTCGCGGCTCCGCGCGAACGGGCTATTATTGCGCAGCAGATACTCACAATGTGCGGTCATGCGCGCGAGTTGCCGCACCAGCGCCGGATCGCGAAGTTGCAGGGTTGGGCCGTTCGGTGACGGTCCGACAACAACCTCAGTCATCATATCCCTAGCAGCGCGTGGGTGGCGACGTGCTCAGCAGCATGTAGGCTGAAGTAATAGCCCAGCAAGGACGGGTCGTTGAAATCGAGCGCCGTGTAGTTGTTGGTCGCGATCCCGGTCACCGCCGCCATATCGGCGTGCATCGCTTGGTGCCGCACGAGGAACGACGGGATGTCCTCCTCGGGCAACGGCTCGAGCACATAGCTGACGAGATTCTTCCCGTAGACCCGGGCGATGGCGAAGAGGATCTGCTGGTGGCTGTCGGCGTTGGAGAACGACCATTCGGCGATCGACCGGCGGTCGGTGGGGGTGTTGTAGAGGGTGGCGACGCTCACGGCACCCTCAACACCGTCATGCGCCATCCCTGCTCAGCGCTGATCGCACGAATCTCATTAATCGACTTGCCGACGAGATGCTTGAGGATCGGCGCAGAGTGAACGCAACGATCCAGTTGGTCGTCGTAGAGGAAGGCGGCGACAAAGGGACGTCCCGGGCCTTTACCCTTACCGCGCTTCATGCCCTCGACGCGGACCAAACGCTCAGCCATCGCCGAGCTCGGCGAGCCGCTCGCGCAGCTTCGCCTTCCGCCGCTCGACCGCCTCGGCCATAAACGGCGGCGGCGGCTCCTCCTCGTAGAAGCGCAACTCGCTCTCGATCGCGGCCCGCTGCATGGCGACGACGTCGTTCTCCATGCCCCGTTATACTGTTGCGCTGCCGGCAACGTCTATCGCCTGCCGCGCGGTTTCTTCGCCGGGATCACCTTCTCGCCCTTGTGCAGGCGGTAGGTGCCGGTCTTCTTGACGGTGCCGCCCGTTCTGAAGCCGCCCAGGATCGGATCGGCTCCCGGCGTCGATGAGCCGGCCCGGGCAGCCGCTATTTTTGCGTCTGACAGCCCCTGACCGCGTGACGTGCCCCTGCGCCGTGTTGGCATGGTTGCCTCCTCCTACACGATCAGCTGGCGCTCCTGCGCCAGGATCAGTTGCTCGATCAGCGTGAAGTCCTGCGAGGTCGAGGTCATCGTAAAGCCGACGCAGACCCCGATGTTGTCGGGGATGCGCGAGCGCCCCCAGCCGAGTAGCCCAGCGGTCTGGGTGAACGGCCCCTGCGTCACCGCGACCGAGGCGTTGTCGGTCTCGACCGTGAAATTGAGCGTCGCCGGAACCGCACCGCCAGCGGTCCCGGCCTGCCACAGCGCGTAAAGCTGCATCGCGCGCTTGTTGTACTGGATCCCGGGTCGGGTCCACTGCTTCGACCGCAGCGTCTTGGTGATGCTGGTCGAGGGCGTCTGCAACAGCGGGAAGAGGTGGGTGCCGTCGTGACCCCACGCCTGGATCTGGCTGCCCCATTCCATCTCGCGGATTTTGACCAGCGGAGTCGATTGCCCGGCGGTCCACCAGCGCTTGCCGTCCCACATAAAGAGGATGTTGCGCGGCAGCCCGCTGATCGGATCGATGATCGGCATCAGCAGCATGTAGACGTGGACGCCAAAGATCTCGGCGATGGCGGAGCTCGGCGGGTTGTTGAGGGTGACCGTGCCGGTCGAGAACACGCCGTCGAGCGGGGTCGAGATCTTCTGCACCGCCCCGCCGTAGATCGCGTGAATGCCAAACGGGTTGGCGATGATGACCGCGCGCGAGTAGACCTCGACGCTCGGCGTCCACGGCGAGCCGATCTGCGGGTCGACATTGAGGTTGGAGAAGGTCGTGGTCGCCGGCGCGCCCGAGGTGGTGACGCCCGAGACGTAATTGACGCTCGAGTCGCCGACCAGATAGAGGAAGCCGTTCGCCTGGCGCAGCGCGCTCCACTCGTATTTCAGCACCGACTCGGTAGCCGGGAAGACAAACCCGCCATCGCCCGGGCTGAAATTCGTCGCCGAGCCCGGCGCGGTGCCAAAGGTCTTGGCCGAGACCGCCGCCGCCGTCACCCAGATGCGCCCCTGATAGGATTCGATCGAGTGCCCGTAGACGCCGAACGGCATCAGCCGCGCGGTGGCGCTGAAGACGCCGCCGCCCTGGAACCCGATCACCACCGTGCCGCTGTAACCCCTGCCGGTGAACCCGGACCCGAGCCCCTTGCCAAAATCGAGCCCGGTAACCGCGCCGGTGCTGTCGATGATGGCGGTCGCCTGCGCGCCGGTTCCGCTCGGACCCAGGAAAAACACCTGCGGGGCCTCGAGGTAAGGTCCGCCGCCGGTGGCGATGACATACGAGTTGATGACGCCGTTATCGAGCACGCCGGTGGCGACGAGACCGGCCCCGCCGCCGCCGACGGTGGCAAAAGTCGGTGCCGAGTAATTCGACCCGCAGTCGATCATAGTGATCGCGGTGATGGTGCCGCCCGAGAGACCGGTGACGATCGCCTGCGCGCCGGTTCCGGTGCCGTCGGCGATGGTGATCCCGGGGACGCTGGTAAAGCCGCTGCCGCCGTTGGTGATATTGATCGCGACGAGCGCGCCGTCGACGATCACCGCCGTGCCGTACGCCGATGTCGGCCCGCCGCCGCCCGAGGCAGTCAAGAGGATCTGCTGCGCGTCGCTCGGCAGATAGCCAGACCCGGGATTGGTGGGCGTCACGGTCGCGACGGCACCGTTGGAGACCGTCGACGAGAAGGTCGCCCCCAGCCCGCTGCCGCCGCGCGGCGTGATCGTCGGCGGGGTGGCGTAATTGCGCCCGCCGTCGCGGATATCGATCTCCGGGCTCAGGCTGCCCGCGCTGTAGAGAGTCGCGCCGTCCCACGCCCAAAACGCGTTGAGGCTCTGCTCGGTGGCGAAGGTCAGGATCCCGGTGCCGTACTGGCGCACACCGATCTGGGTCTGCGCCGGCGGCAGGAACGTGCCCGCCGGGGCGAGCGGGGCGGACGTGGCGGGGAAAACCGCGTAATCGATCGCGCTGCCGTCATCCAAGAAAATGACGCAGTGCGGGCCGTTGCTGACGATCGGGCTGGAGAGCCCGTAAAACTCAAAATCGATGATCGTGCGTCCGCCGACGGTGGTGTAGGCGGTCGGGCCGCGATCCCACATTGCCCGCAGGTTCTTCGGGCCGAGCGGCATCAGGTTGTCGCACCACGCCGCCTTGTCGTCCTCGATGCCGGGCCGCGGCGGCTTGGTGTCGATCCCGTTCCAGCCGGTGAATTCGTAGAAAAGCGGGTTTTCGGGGAGACCGGGGATGCGCGAGGGCGCAGCCGGGAGCGATCCCTGACCCTGTGCCATCTACCGCCCCTGCCGCAGTTGCTCGAGCATCTGCAGCACGGGGTGCTGCTGCCCCTGCTGCTGCATCAGCAGCGCCATGAGCGGATCGGCGTTCGGGTTCTGCGCGAGCCATGCAGCGGTGTCGCGCTCCATCAGCGGGTGCATTGCCATGTAGCGGGCGTCAGCCGCCTGCGGCGTCGCGTAGGCGGGCCAGTTGCCCCATCCGGCGAGCGCCGCCTGGCGCTGTGCCGCGTCGACCGGCAGCGCCTGTCCGCCCCACACGGTCGGGATGTTGTAAAACCGCCCGTCGGGGCCCTGGACGACCGATTGCAGCACGGTCGACACGTCGCCGCCGGGCTGCACCACGCGTCCGCCGCCCCACAGGTTACTGAGATGGTGCTGGTAGAGAAACTGCTCCTGCGGCGTCAGGTTCAGCTGCTGGACGGCTTGGTTGAAATTCGCCACTGACTGCGGCGGCATGCTCGCGGCGAAAGACCGCGACCCGGCGGGATCACCCGCATCGGTCAGCGGGTCTTTTTTGACGGCGTCGTCGGCCATTGCCGCCTCACGACACGCTGATGCCCAGTTCGCGCAATTCGCGCCGCAGCACCGCGATCCGCTCTTCGATCCACGGCACCAGCACGTCGCGATCGACCGCGATCTTCGACTGCGACTGCTGCCCCATGTGACCGTGAGCGGCGTCGGTGATGACGAGTTCGGCGGTCTTGAAAACCGAGCGGTCGGTGCGCGAGAGCGCCTTTTCCCAGCCGAGGAGTTCCGCCTTCAACTGCACCGCGCGGTCGAGATCAGCGAGATCCATCGCCGCGCTCCTTTTCTTTGAACCGGTCATAAAAGACGGCGACCGCCTGCACCGCGTGGCAGTTCGGGGGATGGCTCCACCCGAGGTACTCGCGCGCAAAGCGCAGCCCTTCTTCGCTCGGGGCGCGGTCGAGGTCGTCCCAATGCTCGTTGACCATCCGAGCCATCACACCCTCCCGTAGTAGGAGCTCGCATAGCCTGGCTGCGCGAACGCGCGGGCCCGGCGCATCGCGACGTTGAAGAGCCCGCCGGTCTTTTCGTTGAAATACGTCGAAGCGAGCGGCAGCATCTGCGGGATCTCCGCCGCCTTGGCGAGGAGGCACAGGTGTGCCGCGTAAAACGGCACCGCGTGCCGCCACGGGGCCGGGATCGCTTCGTAGGTGGTGTCGTCGGTGAGTTCGGTCGGCAGGCACATGCAGTCGACCGATACCGGATAGGCCTGATCCGGCAACGGGTAGAGCTTGTAGGAGCCGTCGACACCCTGACCAAACTGCGTGCACCACACCGGCGGCGCGTAAAAGCTCGCCACGTACTGGCGGATCAGCGCCATGTATTTCGAGAAGCTGACCCGGCTCGCCGACCACTGCCAGTTGTTCCAGTTGCAGCTGACCGAGCGGATCGCCAGCACCGCGTCGACCCCCGCAAAGCCGCCAAGCGGGATGTCGCGGAAGAGATATTCTTCCTGTCCGAAGGCGGTGACCCAGATCGGGCCGATATTGGCCTGGATCACCGCACCGACCCCGGTCGGGTCATTGACCGTCACCGAGGGCTGGAAATACCCCTCGCCGCCGACCGTCAGCCCGGCGGTCGCGATCTGCCCGCCGATCGCCATGCACACGCCCTGCGCCTGGATCCCGATCGGGTTGGGCGGGCTGCCGCTCGGCGCGTCGGGGGGCGAGATCACCAACTCCGGGTTCGTGTAATTATGACCCGGGGCCGCCACAGTCAGCGACATGATCGAGGACTGCGCCGGCGACAGGCGGCGGATGCACTGCCCCTGCGCCGCGACCTCGGCCCGGGCGATGTTGATGAATTCGATCAGGTCGTCGGGGTTGTAGAGTGCCTGATGCTCGTCGTAGCCGATGAGCCGCTGCAACTGCGCCATGTACGCGTAGAGCGGCGGAAGGTTGCTCATCGCCCACCTCCACCACCGGTCAGGGGCGACCGCGTCGAGACCATCTGCGCCCCGCGACCACCCGGATAGGCGCGCGGAATGCGCGACGGCGTCGTCAACTGCGTGCCGCGCATTTCGAACTTCTGGTACTCGGCCCACATCGCGCCGGCCCCGTCGGGGTCGCGCAGGCTGAGAAAGGCGAGATACGCGGCAAAGAACGGCACCGCGTCAGTGAACGGCACCGGCAGCGCCTCGACGTCGCTGTCGAGCTTGAGCGGTACGGGATAGGCGACAGTGTCGAGGTTGATCGGGTAGACGTCGTCGGGTGCCGGGGCAAACCACAGGGTGCCGCTGATCCCGGGCTGCAGACGCGCGGTGATCTGCGGCGGGCCCGGCACCGGGGCGAGACGCGACAGCCAGAATGTGTCGAAATATTCCCAGCTGCGCATCTCGAGGCGGCGCTGCCCGCCGGTGATCAGCGCCAGCCGGGCGACGCGGACATTGCCGACGCCGGCAAGCCCGGCGACCGGGTTGCCGGCGGCCTGCAGCACCATCTCTGAAAACGGGTATGGCTGCTGACCGACGATCATCGCGAGCGTCGCCGGCTGGCGCAGGCACTCGGCGGCAAGCGCGATCTGCACCCGGGCGTCGTTGATGTAAAAGTCAACGTCCTGCAGGTTGATCGTCACCTGCCGGGTGTCGTGCAGGAGGCGCTGGGTTTGCTGGCGGTACTGGAACAGCATCAGCCCGCCCCCTGCTCTTGCCCAGCCGTGGTGATCGACCGCGCCTCGCCCGCCACCCGCGCACCTGCCTGGCCGGGGTATTGCACCGGCAGCGTGGTCGGCGTGGTGATCTGGGTAGCGCGCGCTTCGAAAAGGCTGTAGCGCTGCAGCATCGCGTCGGCGTCGGCGTTGCGCTGGGTGTTCAGCAGCGCGAGGTACGCCGCGTAATACTGAATCGCCTCGGTCCACGGCGCGGGGATCTGCTCTGGCGTCGTGTCGTCGACGAGGTTGACCGGGTAGCCGACACAGTCGGCGCTAATGAGGAATCCCGCGTTCGGCGTCGGCGACAGATAAAACCCGCCGCCGATCCCCGGCTTCAACACGCTGAAGGTGTCGGGCAGGCCGCTCTGGATCGAGACCGGGCCGCACAGGCAGTTCGACCAGAACCACTCCCACTCGCGGGGGAAGATCTCCGCCCAACCGTCCGTGGTGCTGACCCGCATCTTGCGGATGTTGAGCGCCCCGGCGACGCCGTCGGGCAGATCGACGATCTGCACAAAGGCATAAGACTGGAAGCCAATAGCGGCATGCAGAGTGCCGAGAACGCGGATCGACTCGGAGGATCCGGCGATCTGCAGCCGCGCGTCGTTGATAAACGTCGTCAGGGCGGCGGTCGTGTACTCGACCGCGCCCGCATCATCGAGCAGCGATTGAACCTGCTGTAGGTACACATTGAGCGCCACATCAGAACGCGCCGCCGAGCGCCTGCAGGAACACGGTGTCGGACGCGCTCCCCATGGTGAGCGTCGCCGAGGTCGCGGTGCCCGGCGCGGCGGTGCCCGCCTGCGACAGCACCATCGGCGTCGGTGCGACCATGTAGAGCCCGCCATCGGTGATGATGGCGGCACCGACCACGCCACCCGAAACCGGCGAGGCGATCAGCGCCTCCCGCGGGATGAACAGCTTGTTGGCAATCGCCGGGTTGACAATCGCGCCTGGGGTGCCGACGACGGCGCTCGGCAAGGCGGCGATCTGTGCGGCGGTGCCCGAGTAGCCCGCGCCACCCGACGACGACAGCGCGACGCCGGTGATGGTCATCGCAAAGAGCGGCGTCGCGGTCGCCGAAGACCCTGAACCGGCAATGGTGAGGGTCGTGCTGCCCATCGCCGACCCGGTCTGCACCGCGCCGGGATTGACAGGCAGGATCGCGGCGATCTGCCCCGCGCCGCCGAGGGTCGAGGTCAGGGCGGGAACGGTGATCGAGCCGATGTTCACATCAAACGGGTTGGGCCGGATCACCGGCGTTGGCGCGGCGAGATAGCCGGCCCCCTGGTTGATGAGGGTGACCGACGCGATGGCGTTGCTGGTGACGGTCGCGGTCGCGGTCGCCTGGACGCCGCCCGCTGGCGGGGCGGGGATGTCGACGATCGGCGGCAGCGTGAAGTTCGACCCGCCGGCGGTGCCCGCTGGGTCGTTGCCGACGGTGATCGCGGTCAACGCGCCGCCGACAATGGCGCGCCACGTCGAGCCGCCGGTGTTGGCGGTCACGGTGGTGTTCGCCTGGACGTAGGCAGACCCGACGTTCGTCACCAGCGCGCCGACCGGCAGACCGGTCGGGTTGATGATGCGGTGATTCGCGCCGTCCGAGTTGAGGATGTAGTACGACGGACCGATGCTCGTGATCGGGATCCACGCCCCCGAAACCGGGTCGAGCCACTGGATCTGGGTGTAGGAGCCCGTGCGAACCAGCCACCACCCCGGCGGGACATAGAGCGCATCGCCCGCCTGCACTTCGAAGGCGGACCCCTGCGGCTGGTAAGCCTGATTGATCGGCAGCGGATACCACAGACCCTGCGGCGGCGGCAGGCCGATGCCCTGACCTCCAAGCATGTTGTCCCCGCTCCCTTAAAACGGCGCGCCGGTGATGCCCGAAAGGCGCATCCCGCTCGACGGCTTGGTGCAAATGACGTTGTAACCGGTGTATCCGACCCCAACCATCGCCATCTGGCCCAGCGGCACTAGCGAGTAAAAGCCGGTGAAGTCCCACTGCGCGTCTTCGGAGACGTGCATGGCGAAATACTTGCTGTTCGCCATGTAAGCCGTCCCGGTCGGGCAGTAATAGTCAAGGAAGAACGGCACCCCGTTGATGTTGACATTGGGGAAGCCGCTGCGAATGCTGGTGTCGGCGGTGTAGGGACCACCGGGGCGGATAAACGTTGTCTCCGTCCCCTGGAACTGGGCCGCGAGCACCGCGAAGTCGCCCGGCGACATGACGACAAAGTCGGCCATTTCGCCGCCGGCCTGCTTGGTCTGCTGGATGAGGTAGGTCGACCACGCCGATCGGGTGTTGTTGGACCCGACGTTGGGGACGACGTTGCCCTGCCAGAACTGGTTGCCCTGCTGGGTGCGATTGATGCCGCCGTAGGTTGGGACGTTGGTGCCCGAGTCGAAGGCTTCAAAGAAGCCCTGCGGCATCAGCGAATTTGCCGAGTTGTTTTGGAACAGTGCCGTCGCAAATTGCGTCGCCATCACGTTGAAGACGTCGTTCATCCGGACGTCGAGGATCGGCACGATCGCTTCGGTCGACTGGATGAGCGCCTCGCCCATGACCAGCGGCACCGGCACGGTGTAGTAGGACAGCATCCACTGGGCCGGCTGCACGCCCGGGATGATCTGCGGCTTGTTGAAGTTGCCGGCGTACCCCGCCCACTGGCCCTGCACCATCGCCTGGCCCTGGACCGGCGCGGTGATCTGGTTCAAGCCGCCGGCGGCACGCTGCGCCGCCCCCATCAGCATAAAGAGCGCCGGGCTGGCGAAGTACAACTGGACGACAACCGTCTGCATGTAAGCGCGACGGGTCAGCGCGTTCAGTTCGTTGAAAACCGGTCCCTGCGGCGGTGCGATACCGGTGCCGGCGAGCGGAAACGCCACGGTCTATCCCTCCAATTACGCGGCGGCGATCTCGCCTGAGCGGATCCCCTGCAGGGTTTTGTGGATTTCGTTGCGACGCCACGCGATCGGGTCTTTGAGCATCAGCGCGTGGTCGGGCTGGTCGTCCTGGGCCTTGAACCAGTCGAGCGAGCGACCGATGGTCGAGCTCGGCAGCGTTTCGGGGGCCGGCGGCTGCTGCGCATGCCAGTGCGAGAAGGCGACGTCGTAATGCGGGATGCCGAGCTCCTGCATCATCGTCTCGACGGCCCCGACGGCTTCGTCATCGAGCCGCTTCTCGCGGCGCAGCCAGCTGCGGCCCTTGGAGACGGTGTCGATCGCGTCGGCCTCGCGACGCTTGGTGGCGGCGTCCTCGCGTTCTTTCTCGACGCCGGCCTTGTAGTCGTTGAATTCCTGGCGCAGCGCGGCGATGGCGTCGTCGACCGGGGCGCGGGCGTCGATCTCGGGCACCGGGATGTCGGGGAACGCCTTTTTGAAGAGGCGGAGCGCATCGCTGCGCGTCTCCGCGCCGTTGACGATTTTCTGCCACGCCGCTGCGGCCTGCGCGGTCGGCGCGAGCTCGGCGCTGCGATCGATAAACTTGACGCTGTTGTCCCGCAGCGCGTTGGCGATGACGTCTTCGACTTCGATCAAAGGCATTCTAGCGTCTCCGCTGCTTGCGCTCGGCGCGTGTGAGCGGACGGACGACGGTCCGATCCTCGTGCTGCTCGATCACCCAACCGAGCCGCCGCGCGAGCGCCAATGTCTGTTCGTCGACTTGCATCAGCGCCCCTGCGTGACGTGTTTGATCTGCTGCTTCGGGTTGCGCTCGAGCTTGGGCAGGTGGCTCATCCGCGCGCCCTGGTCGGCCTTATCCAGCGGCACGCGCTGGATCGTCGGCGAGTCCTTGGGGATCGCGGTCGGCAGGTTGCCGAACATGTCCTTTGCCATTGGGTCACCCTCACATTGGCGGCATCGGTCCGCCGCCAGGTGTTGGCGGCGGCATGGGCGGAGGCCCGCCCGGAGGCGCGCCGGGGGGCGGCGCACCGCCACCAGCCGGTCCGCCGATCGCTCGGGCGATGGCTTCCATCGGATGGGTCTGCCGGCGTGCGAGCATGAATTGCTGCATCCCGGCGTTTTGCTGCCCGGGCGTCACCGCACCGTCGGGTAGCTCGCGCCCGATCGCTTCGAGCGCTTTCAAAACGGCTTGGCCGAGTTTGGTCTCGGCCCCGATCCCAGGCATCGCTATCGCCTTTTCCAAGAGCTCCTTGGCATTGGCGATGAGAGCGGCCCCCTCGGCGTTGAGCCCGTGCGGCGGAACGGGTGGTGTGAGCGGATTGCTGCCGAAGAGCGGTTGCCCCGGCGCACCTCCAGCCCCCGGCGGCGGTGCACCACCGCCGCCCATGGCTGCCAGCAAGGGTGCTGAGAGCGGGGGCATTGGGGGTGTTTAGCGCCGGGCCCTGCGACCGCGCCGATGACGACGTGCCATTTTGGTTACCTCCGTCTGGGCTGGTTTCACGACGGAGTCGCGCTTAGAGCAACGCTGCGCGGTTGGACAATGACGGAGACTTACGCAATTATACGGGTGGTGCGGGAATTGCGCGGCGGCGGGCGAGATGGCGTCAGATTTCGACGACTGGATCACCCACAAGCAGGCGGCGGGTATGATCGGTATATCCGCCAGACGCTTATACGAGTGGCGCTCGCAGGGAATGGACGTGCCGCCGTCCTATCACATCAACCATCAGCACCGTTTTCGCCGATCGGAGGTCGATGCGTGGCTCGCGGCGCACCGCACCGAAAGGGTCGCTTAGGAGACAACGATGCCCATGCCCGAAATGACGACGGTGCAATCCACCAAGGTCTTTCAACTCGGGTACGACAAGCAGGCGAAGGCGCTCTACGTGCGTTTTACGCCGTCCAAGCGCTGGCCCGCCGGGCGGGTGGGGGTCGTACAGGGCGTATCACCCGACGAAGCCGACGATCTCGCGAGCGCTCCCTCGATCGGGCAGGCGTGGAACCTATCGTTCAAGAACCGCCCGCTCACGTATCTCTGATGGCAAACCCGGGCACCCTCGGCGGGGTCGAAACCGATTTTGATTTTGCGTTGCAGACGACGGGCGGGACGGTCGACGGCGATGTCACGGTTACCGGTACGCTCACCACCGGCACACTGTCGGCAACCAATCTTTCGGTCTCGGGCAACCTGACCGTCGCCGGCACATCGACCCTGGCGGTGACGACAGCGACGACACCCGCGACCGCCGACAATTCAACCCGTGTCGCGACCACGGCTTACACGCAAGGGCTGGGCGGTCAACTGCCCGCGACGGCAACAAACGACAACGCGCCCGCCGGGAAGGTCGGCGAATACACCTCGTCGATCGTGCTGCAGGCGAATGCCGTCACCCTGCCAAACAACACCCCGACCGTCGTGACGACGCTCGCGCTCACCGTCGGTGATTGGGACGTGTGGGGCGATATCTATATCTTCTCGACGGGTTCGGTGCGCGGTGTTGGCGGCAGCATCAGCCCGGCGTCGGGTGCGCTTCCCACCGACCCGCAAGACAATGTGTCGATCACCGTCATGGACCCCTCTTCCGGCTCGGCGGTCGACTCGTACCGCGCCGGCATCTCACCTTGCCGGTTTAGCCTGGCAGCGCCGGGGACCGCGTACCTACAGGCGCAGGCCGCGATTCAAAGCGGCACCGCCTCGGCGTACGGGAAGATTTGTGCGCGGCGGGCGCGCTGACATCCTTTGACCGACGATCCGCCGGTCCCCGCAAAAAATGGCGATTTCCTTGACCGCCTGGAGCACGTTCAGCACTGGTGGCGCGAGCCGACGAGATCCTGCTATTGACCGGGATCGCGCTGATCGCCGGGGTCAAGAACCTCTTTGGAGAGGGGCCGCGAGCGCCGCCGCCTCCTTAGCGGTGCGCCGCCGCCCGCCCGTGCGGGACGAGCTCCTTGGCGAGCAGTTCCGGCGGCAGGCTCTGCATCAGCTGGCGCTTGGAGATCTCGCGCTGCTTGAGTTTCTCTTTGTAGTAGTCGCGGTTGGGGATCGGCAGCAGATCGAGCAGCCCCTCGGCGTCGAGCCCGCCCGATTTGAACAAAAACGCCGCCGTGTTGGCGTGATCCTGCTCGAAAACCGGCGAGCTTGAGTGCGAGTCGACCAGTACCCGGGTGTCGTCGGGCAGCTGCGACAGGGTGAAGTCGGTTTTGTGCTGCGGGTCGTCGGATTTTGTCCAGTGCACCCGCCCGTCCTTTGCCGCCATCTGCCACATCGCCTTCTCACCGACGCTGGCGGCCTGGCGCTCGACGCGGATGGCGCGGTCGCGCAGACGCGGGCTCGCCTGACGCACCGCCCCCTGGAAATGGTTGCCCGAGCGGATCCCCGGCTCGCCCTTGCCCGACAGCACATTGTCGAAGCCGGCGACCTCGTTAAAGAAATCGCCCCACATCTTCATCTCTTCGAACGCATTCGGCGGAAGCGGCGGGGTCAGGTCGTCGACCTTGGCGGTCGGGTTTTCCTCGGCGAGCCAGCCCTCTTGGTTCATCTGGTCAAAGCGCTCGTCGTTCATCCCCGAGAACCCGATAAACGCGCGGATCCGGTCGTATTGCACGCCCATGATCTTTTTGATGTCCTCGGCCCGATCGCGGATCAGCGCCTGCAGCTTGATGAGGCCGGCGAGTTCGGAGCGCCCCCAGAAATACTGCCGCTGCGGGTTGACGCGGATGATGTCAAATGGCTGGTCGTAGGGGATGAACAAATTGGCGCGGATCCCGCGTGGTGCGATCAAAATGTCGGGGTCGACCAACTGCACCGTGGTGTAGTCGCCGGTCTCGTCGTTGATAATCCACAGCTGGTGCACCTCGATCAGGCCCTCGGCGACCTCCGCCGCCAATTGCGCCACCGCCGGCGTGCCGGTGAGCGAAATCATCCCGCCCGGCGAGGCCGAGGCACCCTGGTCTTGGATCAGCGGCGGAGTGCCCGCCATCAGCACTTGGTGCAGAAACCCCGGCGGTACCTCGTCGGCGGCAGTGCGGCGCGAGCGCTGCAGGATCTTGCGCATCAGTGCGCGCGCGTCCGGTCGGTGGCTGATGCGCCGCCAGATCTGCTCGGGCAGGAGGTAGGTTGTCTCGCACAGCGCCTCTTGCTTATCGATATCGACCTCGCTCTCGAGGTAGACACCGAACTGCCACGGGGCCAGCGTCTCGACATCGGGCCCGCGATGACCCCAGTTGTGCTTGATGATCATGCAGCCGTGCGGCACCGCCTCCTCGACCGCCTCTTGGATGGCGAGGTCGATGTTGCGCTGGGCGAATTCGCGGGTGAGGTAGCGCGCCGCGACCTGACCGCGCTGCAGCACGAGGTCGCCATAGTCGTTTTCGAAGTCGACCGCAAAGCGGAGGTCGGCCGGGCTGAAGAGCGCCGAGGCGAGCTTGTCGCAGTGCACATCGAGCCGGTTGAAGATCGCCGACGAGCCGCTGTCCGAGCCGGTGAAGCGCCAGGTGTTGATCGACCGCGCCAGTTGCATACGCTTGCCGACCGAGACGCGGCACTGCTGCACCACGCGCTCGTAGACCCACTTGCCGAGCTTGTCGGAATCGGACGGAAGGATCATGCCACCAGCCCTCCTGGCCCCATCAGTCGCAGTGTCGGGTCGCGGTTCGCCTTCTGCTGCGTCGCGACGTTGGCGCGCATCGTCACCAGTTGGAGCTCGCCGGCCCCGGCCTGGACTTTGCGAATATCCTGCAGCGTGTGGCAGATGACCTCGGCGATATCGATCGTCGCCGAGGTGCCGAATTCATCCGTCAGCCCCACCTGCGGGTTGTAGTTCTCGTCGCTCGGATTGCGCGCTGTGCTCAGCAGTTCGAAATCGGCGCGCGCCCTCGATTCCGACTGGTAGATGAGGTTGACGCTGCCGCCGCCGCCAAAAAGGATGACGATTGTCCACATCACGCTCTGTCCTTGATCTCACCCGCCCGCGTCATTGCATGGCGGGTCTGCGCGTTGGTCGAACCCCGGTCGCCCTGGATACCCCAGAGCACCTTATGACCCGCCCCGCTGATGGAATTGGTCGGTACGGGGTTCGGGTTGCCCCAGCCGACCCCGGTCATCACCCCGCCGCCAAAGCCGTAATGCGCGCCGACCCGCTCCGCGTGCGCCATAAACTGCGTGACGGTGTTGTTGGGCATCTTCGCAGCGACGTCGCCCTCGCGCAGGTGATCGTTCATGTCGGTGACCTTGAGCGCCGGGCTGCCGGCGAGTTCGGCCCGCTCGGCGGACGAGCGCTCGATCTCGCGGTACATGCCGTCGACGACGCGCTGGATCGTCGAGCCGCCGATATGCCCACCGCCGGGGATGATCTCGGGCTCGCCTTCGAATTCCGCCCCGCATTTCGGGCAGAAGCGCGGCACCTCGCCGTCCTCGACCATCAGGTTGAAGTCGTGCGGCGGGATGTCCTCGTCACCCGAGCAGCCAAAGGTGCGGAATTTGTAGCTCATCGCGGATACACCGACGTCCCGCCATCGTACGCCTGGATCGCCTTGCCCAACCGCATCCGGCAGTCCTCGAGGTGGCGGAACGCCAACTCGATGTTTTGAGACGCCTCGATAGGCACCCCCATAAAGGCCAGCCTGCGGATGGCTGGCTCAAACGGCAGGAGCGCCTCGCGCGCCTGGAAGCAGAGCTCTTTGAAGTCTGGCGTCTCGTCGGCCATGGTTTTCTCCTACCAGTTCCACCGCTGGCGGCGCTCGGCCCGGCCCTGACGCCGCCGCTCGCGGTTTTTGCCGTCCATCGTCTGGCGCATGATCAGCGCCATATAGCGCGACGCCATGCTGTCGTTGCCGGCCCCGTCCGCCTCGCGCTGCATCTCCGCCGCGTAGGTCGCGTTGCGCGCCGTCAGTTGCTTGCGCTCGCTATCGATATAGGCGCGCGTCACCAGCCCGCAGGAGATCGGGCGGTCGTCCTTGGCGCGACCCTCGGCCTCGAGCGAGCGACCGTCCTTGCGCATCCGCTTCATCTCTTCCAGACACGGCACCGAGTTGATGATGAACTCGTCCAGCATGAAGCGGTCGCCGAACTGCGTCATAAAGGTGAACTTCGACTCCAGCGACGTCCGCATGTGGTAGTTGTAACCGCTGCCGCCGAGCGCGTCGGAGCGGTGATAGAGGTACTGCATGACGTGCTGGAAGGTGTGCCGGATGTCGTTCTGCGGCGGGCCTTCCTCTTCCGGCCCCGGCAGCCGCTCCATCAGGTCTTCCGGGGTGAAGCGCGGCGGGATCAGCTTGCCGTCTTCGACCATGCGTTTCAGTGTCTTGAGTTCGGTCCACACCGCCTCGCCCGAGCCGTTGAGCTCGAGCACGTAGCGGCAATTGCCGTACCACCCGCAGAGGTGCAGCAGCACCCAGGCGAACTGAAACGGCTGGATGTTCCGGTCGTTAAATTCCGCGACTTGCACCATCTTGTCGGCGAAGCACCGCACCACCTGCGCGCAGTTTGCGTCACCGCGATCGGAGATGCCATACGCGGTGTCGGCCCCGATGATGTAGACGCCGATCGGCGAAGGCGGCTCGTAGACCTTGAGGTGAGCATACTTGACGTACTTCACCGGCACGATGGTCATCGCCGAGACATCGTCGCCGAGGTGATAACGGTAGCCGCGAAACTGCAGTGACTGCGCGCGGTGCAGCGCCGGCGCGATGTACTCGTTGGGGATGAACGGACTGCCGGTCCCCCGGAACATCTGCTCGGGGAAATGCGGGTGTTCCTGGGTGACGATTTCTTGCCGTTCCTCGAGCGGCTCGTCGTCGTTGCGCTCCTCGGCGCGCGCGACCGGATCGGAGCGGTGGCGATACCACGCCCATTGCTGGGTGGTGATCTGGTGCCCGTAGTCGCGCAGCACGACCGCCTCGGCCTCGAGCTCGTCCTTCGAGCGCTCGGCCCAGCCGTAGCGCTGAAAGAGCGCGGTGCCGCGCCGGTAGGAGTAGGTGCGCTTGCGCCACCACGTCACAAAGATCGCGCGTTTCGAGAGCTTGTCGGCGACCGCCTCCTCCCACAACTCGTAAAAAAGGTTGTAGCCCTTGCCGGTCGATTCCCAGAGGTAGAGCCGGTAGGGGAAGATGTCCGACAGTGTGTCCTTGAAGGTTTCCAGCGCCTCGTCGTCACCATACGACCGGCACTCCGTGGCATGGACGAAGTTGAGCGCGCGCGAGCGGCCCAGCGTGCCCTGACCGCGCTTGGTCCCGGCGGTCAGGTAGTCGAGCATGTTGCCGTTCGCCAGCACCATCCCCTCGCGATTGTCACCGCCCTTGGCGATCGGCAGCTGGTGGCTCGGCGGCAGGGTGAGGATCATCTCCTTGAGGATCTTGCGGAACTTGTTCTTGTTGGAGTCCGAGTCGACGACAAACCCGGCCTGGATGTCGGGGACCGCGCCGGCATAGAAGACGTCGAACAACAGGCATGCGGTGGTGATGCCAAGCTGCCGGCCCTTGCCGCAGACAAACCAGTGGATGTCGTCGCGCAACCCGTTAAAGATCTCATCGAAGAAATACCGCTGGGCGTCGTACATCTGGAGCCGCACGCGCCCCTCGTCCTTGCTGACGATGGTGACGTGCTGGAGGAAGTCGTAGAACCCTGCCTGCAGCCCGTCCCAGCTAGGCTTGGGCGTGATGCCGCCGCGGCGCGGTATCATTTGACGCGCTCCACCCAGAATGGCGGCGCGGTCGACGCGTAGAACTTCGCGGCGATGTCGAGCGTGTCGAGGATGAGTTCGCGCCCGTCGATGATGCCCCGGCGCAGTAGCGCCTCGGAAGCGCCGTAGGCGATGTCCTGCCCATTGCCGATGATCACCAGCGGATCGGCGGCGGCGTACGTGCCATCGCCTTCGATCGTCCACACCTCGCCGGGGCGCGCCACGATGAATTCCTGTCCGTAATCGGGCGAACCGATCGCGTCGGGCGGTTTCACATCGTGAAAACCGTAACCGCTGAGCACGCCGCGCAGCGCCAGGACAAAATCGCCGACCGTCTCGGCAGCCATGAGAGGTTTCGGCGACGCTTCAAGATAGGTGTCGACGCACGCGACGCCGGCCCACGTCAGCCGCCATTCGCCGAACCGCCGGATCTTCGACATCTGCCACGGCACGACAAAGCCGTCGCGATGCCCGCGCGTGTCGCCGCCGATCCAGGCCGCGCCCATCGGGTCGCGGTAGCCGATGATCGTCGTCATGGCCCATCACCACATTCTGCCGATGTAACGCGGGCCGATCTGCCCGGTCGCCGCCATCTGTTGGATGAGCGACGGCATCGCTGGCACCTCCGGACTGCTGCAGGTGGCGTTGGCGATCAGCGCCAGCGTCTCTTCGTACTGGCGGATCGCATCCTGCGCCTCGCCGGCGCGGCGGCGGCACTCGGCAGCCTTGCCCTCGGCGAGCCCGCGCAGCACGTTGACCGCGCCCTGAGGGACGGTGCAGCGCAGCGCCACCGCGTCCCACTCACGCGCGCGTGACCCCATGTCGACGACGCCTTGGCGGCACTGCTGGATCCGGGTGTTGAGCACCCGGCGGATCGAATCGGCCCAGTCGACATGCGCCAGTTGCGGGTACTGCGCGGCGACCTCGTCCATCGCCGTCGCCAGGTGGATGAGCCGCTGGGCGTAGTGGTTGTCCGCCGCGCCGGGCTCGACCGTGCCAGTGTCGTCGTAAATCCGCCGCCGGCGCGGGTCGTTGAGGGTCTCGTAGGCCTCGACGATCGACGCCCACTGCTCGGGCGAGCCGCCCGCGTCAGGGTGCGCGGTCTTTGCCGCCTTGCGGTAGGCGCGGCGGATCTGCGGCGGTGTCGCGTCGGGCGGCAGGCCGAGCCGGGTATAGAGTTCGTGGTTCATCGGTTCCACACTGTCGGCGGGGTCAGCGACTGCTCGGTGCGCCCGAGCCCGAAGCGGTATTCGGCGATGTGTGCGCCGGTCACCCGCTTGCAGTCGGCACACTCAAAGCCGATCCACAACGCGTCGGCTGACCACGCGCTGACGACATAGCCGCGCTGCCAGTGCAGCCAGTGGACAAACTCATGCAGCAGCCTGCGCAGCATCGGCTGGCCCATCGTCGTGGAGGGTTGCGAGTGCGGCGCGGATCGTGCG